TGGGGTTTGCGAAGGACGTCATTCTGAAGTTCAACATTGAGGATCAGCCGAGGGTAGCGTTGGCGCCCGCGGTCGATATTAATTCGCTCCGCAAACAATGACGAAGAAGGAGGGGATGAGATGGCTGCAACAGTTCAGATCCACGAGATGTCGGCGGCAGCGGCGGGGGTCGACAAGACTTCCGGCACGATTCGGTTCAAGGCGGCGGATGACGCCACGGTAGACACGAACGACCGCCTGCAGATCCCGGGCGCGGGGTCGATCTACTCGTACACGAAACATGCGAGGTTCTACTTCTCCTCCGGACCTTCGGTAGACATCCAGAACCTGCGCTGCTACACGGACGGTGCAAACGGGTTCGGGACCGGCGTGACCGTCGGGTACGACATCCCCGGCGGCGGGCTCGGGACGTTCCCGAACATCAACACGAACATCGCCGGGACGGACCTGTTCACGAAGACCTCGGGGGCGCCGGTCGATCTCGACGCCATCAACACGGGACCGCACACCGGGACCGGGTACAAGGGCGACCACATCAGGATGCAAATGGCGATCAGCAGCGCCGCCGCCCCCGGTCAACTCACGCCCGAGACGATGACGTTCGCCTATGATGAGACTTAGACATTGACTTATAAGTAGAGATAGAGTATGCTCTCCCTATCAAATCAGGGGGGGCAAAATGATTGCAAAGACATGTCGGGTATGCGGCAAGACGTTCACGTCCTACAGGTCAGCTAAAAGGAAGTATTGTTCTATTGAATGTAAGGGTTTAGGCAGGAGGGTGAAAAGGCCTTCATGTTTCGTATGTGGTGGCGCTTTACCGCTCAGGAGATCTAATCAGAAGTACTGTTCCATGGCTTGCAGGACAAAGGATTGGACAGGCAAAAAGAAGCCATGGATGGAAAAAAGATTTATGAAAACATGTGAAACATGCGGGGATGAATTTAAAGTCGGCGGAAAACTCAAACACCCCTGGGTAAGGTTTTGCTCAAACACATGTGCTGGCAAGGCGCGCAGGATTACAATAGATCGTCTTTGGAAGAACGGTGGTGGAAGTTGTAAGAATTGGGATGTACTTCGCAGCAAGATATTCGACAGGGACGAAAGAAAGTGCGTTTTCTGCTCAAAGGATACCAACCTGCAAGCGCATCACTGTCTCCCTCGAAAGTACGGCGGTTCCCATGAAGAAGGGAACCTGGTCGCGTCGTGCCGCCATTGTCATGGCTCGATCGACAGGGTAATTCGCCTGGTAGAAATACGGCACGGGAAGGATGCCATGCCAGAAAAAATCGCGGCTCTCATGGAGTTGATCCGATGACTCTGAACGAATTCTACGGGTGGGAAGTCGAGCACGCGGACCACTCCGTCATCCGCCAGTACAACCCGGACGGGACGGAGAATCCTTCCACGATGATCCGGGCGGATGAGGTGGTCCGCGCCTCGATCCTTCCGCGTGCCTCCGGAATGCCGCGCCACGACATCCTCCTGGACCACGGGCGCGGGGAGCGGTTCGTCCGCCGTTTCGGGCGGGGAATCCTGAAGGACCACGGCGAGGGAGTAAGACTCACGGAGTACGTCCATTGCCTCGTCACGACGCATTATCGCCTGTGGGTTCTTTCCTCGACGGGGCAGTCCATCGTGGCGAATCCGGGCCTAGAAGTGTACCCGTGAAAGTCACCCTCGATCTTCCCGACTGGGTGGACGAGCGGCACGTTTACGTCTTCGCCGGGATCGAACTGGCCGCGTACAGGCATCATGGTGGCGCGTGGAAGGTGAAGACTGGGCGGTGCTCGATGTGCGGCGGGTGCTGTCAGGGCTTTGGCGAAATTACGCAGCCTCCGCTGGCCGTGGAAGGTAGGTGCGTCCACCTTATATCGGACGGGCCGAAGCTGGTCTGCTCGCTTGGTTCCGGGCGTCCATTTGCCTGCTCCGCCGTAGTGCGTCCGAAAAACGTCGAAGGTTGTACGGAGGCGTTTGAGTGAGTTCCGCCGCTCCAATACTCATCGCCAGCCGCCTTCTATCGGCTACCCGCGTGGCGTTGGCCGCCGATAATACCGATGTCACCGAATACAACAAGGCGAACCCCTTTATCGTTGCGTTCCAGATCGACGAAGAGAAGGGGCCGTGGACGGCGCAGTATGATCTGCGCTGGAGAAATGTAACTGATGGTGGATCGTTCGCGGTCGCTGGTAACACCGGGGAAATCAGGTGGGCATCCACTGGCACCGTGTCTCTTAATAATGGCAACGCCGTAACAATAGGGGAGAAGGCGTGTTCCGCGACGGGGGGTTCGGGATCAACGTGGCAGGACGGGGAAGAGGCCATAGGTACCTACCAGACCAACTCGATCAATCTTGCGGACGAATGTTACACCGAGTGCCATATCGGGGCCAATCCAGCCAACGCCCTCGCCGGGAAGCAGTACGAGTTCCAACTGTACGACTCCACAAACTCCGCAGCCATCGGTACGGCGGCGGCGAAGATCACGATTGCGGGCTCCGTAACCTACACGAAAACCGCATCGCTTGACGCCGCCTTGAACAAGGCCGGGCAAACGAAGACGCCCGGGCTCAACGCCTACCTGAAGTCGATCTTCACGAAGGTGCCCTCCGTGGACGGGTACCTGAAAAAAGGGTTCACACAGACGTTCTCGGCGGACGGTTTGCTCAACGCAACCGGGCTGACGCAGTCCTCGGACCTCGACTCGCTCCTGTCGAAACTCGGGCTGGCACGGGACGCCTCGCTCGATGCGATCCTGTACGCGGCGGCGGTCACCTACACGGAGACGGCGGCCCTTGATTCGTACCTGCAAGCCGGGTACACGCGCGCGGCGGGGATAGACGCGCTGATCCAACTGCTCGCGCAGGAGAAGCCGCTCTCCGCCGACGCGCTCCTGCAACTGCTCGCGACGAAGACGGCGTCCGTGGACGCGCTGCTATTCGCGGCAATCCTTAAAAACGTCGGCGTTGACGGCGTCCTGAACAAGGTCGGACTGGACCGGACCGCCTCGGCGGACGCGCTGCTGAACAAGATCGGGCTGACGCGCACGGCGTCTCTGGATGCGATCCTGACCCAGACCGTGACGCAGTACCTCGCGGCGTCCCTGGACGGGTATTTGCAGAAGGGGGAGACGCGCACCGCGAGCGCGGACGCGCTGCTGAACAAGGCCGCGCAGGTAAAATCGTTCGGCGCGGACGGGTATCTTCAGGCCGGGATGACGAGGGCCGGATCGCTGGACGCCTGCATCCTCGGTACGCTACTGAAGACAATCAGCATCGACGCTGCGTTGAACAAGGTCGGACTGACCGGGGCGTCCTCCGTCGATGCGTTCCTGAAGAAACTCGGAGCGTCTTCCGCATCGCTCGACGCCGCGCTGCTGGCGTTTGCTACGAATACGCTCGGGGTAGACGCCATCCTTTTCGCCCCGGCGGGCGAACAGCAGTTGTACGTCAGCATAGACGCGCTGCTAAACCGCGTCGGGCTGACCGGCAGTTCGTCCCTCGACGCCCTTTTGCAGAAACTGTCCCTGACGCGCGCGGCGTCCATCGATGCGTTTCTGCAAGCCGCCTACACGCGCACCCTCGGCATCGACGGGATCGTATCGAAGGCGTACTACGAGACGCCGTCGCTCGACGCGCTGGCGCAGAAGACGCAGGAGGAACCGTCCGCGCTTGACGCGCTACTGAACCGGACTGGCGCGATGCTCACGGTATCCGCCGATGCGTTCCTGTCGGCGGCCCTTTCCGGTGCGGCGTCCCTTGACGGGTATCTGTACCGGGAGGTGATCGCGACCGCTGTCGCAGACGCGCTGCTGCAGGCGGGGTACTCCGGGGCTGCGTCGCTGGATGCGATCCTCCAAGGGCTCGGGCAGATGGAGATCATCGCGCTGTTTGACGCGCTTCTCCACGCAACGGGGCTGGAGCGGCCCGCGTCGTTCGATGCGTTCCTATACCGCAGGCTATCCAGAACTCCCGCGCTTGATGCGTGCCTTGAGCGCATCGGCGGGGCGACCGGGCAGCGGGAGTCGGTTCGCCTAGGCGGACAGGAGACGCACGGCCTGAGTCTTTCGCATTCCAAACCAACGATCCACCTTCGAAACCCCAGGAGGACGCAATGAGAACGTCTCTTCCCGATACGCTTCAGGCGGGCGATACCTGGGCGTGGGATGCGACTGTCTATGGTTACCCTTCCTCCGAATGGACGCTTAAATTCGTCCTTCACCTGCGCGGCAGCGCGACGACGATAGAGATCACAGCTACGACCGCAGCAGAGGGGGGGGACAATTACGACGTAACGGTGGCCGCAACCTACACGAAGGATTATGCCCCCGGAACGTACGAATGGACGGCCTTCGTCGAGAAGGGAGCCGGGGGGGATCGTGAGCGGTATACCGTTTCTGGCGGCGGTGGCACCGTCCGTATCTTGTCCGACCTCGAGACGGCCGACGCTTCCACCGATGCGCGAACACATGCCAGGAAAGTCCTGGACGGCATCGAAGCCACGATGGAGGGGCGGGCGAGTCACGCCGAATTGTCCCTCACCGTAAACGGGAAGGCGATCCAGTACATGAAGCCGGAGGAGTTGATCCGGTGGCGGAGTTTCTACCGTGGCGAGGTTTCCACCGAGAAGCAGGCGGAAGAGATAGCGCAGGGCAGAGGCTCCAGTAGGCGAATCCTCACGAGGTTCGGACCATGAGTATCATTCGTACCTTCCTGCGGGACTTCGGATATCTTCATCGAGACGACCTTCGTAATGCGAAGAGGGGGTATGCCGCCGCGTCTAGTAGCAGGCTCCTGAGTGATTGGATCATGTCTCCAGTGACGGCCGATGCGGATATCCGGGCTGGGCTTCTCCCCGTCCGTACTCGCGCTCGCGACCTTGCGCAGAACAACGACCTCGCAAAGGCGTATCTACGTGCGATGAAGAAGAACGTCGTGGGGTCGTCCGGGTTCGCGCTCCAGGTCAAGGCGATGGATTATTTCAATGGTAAGTACGCACCGGACAAGGCCGACAACGATTACCTGGAGCGGTCCTTCTACGATTGGATGAAGCCCGAGACGGCGACCGTCACGGGGAAGCATTCTTTTCGCAAGGTACAGGAACTCGTCGTGGAAACGGTCGCCCGGGATGGAGAAATCTTCATCCACCTGATGCGCGGGGAGAGGGTCAATCAATACGGGTTTACCTTGCAGATCATCGAGCCGGATTACGTGGACGAGAAGTACAGCGACATCCTGAAGAACGGGAACATCATCGTCATGGGCGTCGAGATGACGCCGTACCGGAAGCCGGTCGCCTATCATGTCGCAGAACAGAATACTTCGCTCGCGCTGTACGGTTCGTTCTATGTCGGCGCCCCGTACAGGAGGATCCCGGCGGCGGACATCATCCACATCTACGACCCGGAGCGGGCCGATCAGACGCGCGGGATCTCCTGGATGCACTCGGGAATGGTGAGCACGCGGCATCTCGGGGGATACATCGAGGCGGCGGTGGTCAACTCCCGCGCCGGTGCCTGCAAGATGGGGTTTTTCAAGGATACAACCGGCGACGCCGGGGAGTACCAGGGCGACGAGAGGGAAGCGGATACCGGACTGCAAACGGATATCGCCGAACCCGGGACCTTCAAGGACATCGGGCGGCATGATTTCGTCGCCTACGATCCGAAATATCCACATGAGCAGTTCGACCCGTTCACGAAGGCGATGATACGGTTCATCGCCTCGGGACTCGGCGTGTCCTATCAGACGCTCTCGGGCGATCTATCGGAAACGAGTTACGCTTCCGGCCGTCAGGGACTTCTTGAGGAACGGGAAACGTACAAAAGCGCGCAGGAGTTCATCCGGGAGACGTTCCTTGATCGGGTCTATGCCGAATGGCTCACGATGGGACTGATGACCGGCAGGCTTAATCTTCCCTATGCGAAGTACAACAAGTTCAACGCGCCGAAGTGGACTGGGCGGAGATGGAGCTGGGTCGATCCGCTCAAAGACGTGCAGGCGGCGAAGGAAGCCCGGGCTGCCGGTTTCAAGTCCTCCACGCAGATCATCAACGAGGCAGGCGGAGATATCGAAGACACGTATCTTGAAATCGCCGACGAGAACGCCACCGCAGCCAAACTCGGGCTGTCGCTGGACTTCGGGGTGAAAGCTGAAACGATCCAGACGAACAAATCCGATACGGGCAACGAAGACCAGATGACCGGCAAGCCGAAAGGGAAAGGAAACGGGAAACTCACTGCATTGAACGCATAAACCGCTCCGATACGGGGCGGGACGACGAAGGCCGGATATCCTCCGGCCTTTTTCTTTTGGAGGTGGGGAGATGAAGGTAAACGAGCTGATCGAACAACTGAAGAAAGACCCGCCGAAGCGGTTCCTCTCCATCACGCGGGAGCAGGTCAACAAGGAGGACCGAACGATCGCCCTCTCCTTCTCCTCCGAATTGCCAGTAACCCGCTGGTACGGGATCGAGGTCCTGGACCATGCGCCCGGGTGCATGCGGATGACGAGAGGAAACGGCGATGGCCTTCCGCTTCTGTTCAATCACAACCGCGACGACCTTATCGGACGGCTCATGGATGTCCGTTGCGACGAAAAGGACAAGATGGGCCGCGGCGTGGCTCGTTTCGACGATGCAGGCGCGGGCGCGGAGCGGTTCCGGCAGGTTGAAAACGGGATGCTGAAGGACGTATCGGTCGGCTATTCCGTTCACATGATGAAGGAAATGGACCCCAAAAAAATGGACCCGGATCTGATGGAAATGGCGGCTCGGGTAAAGTTGCCGGTCTATCGGATTACGGACTGGGAACCCTTCGAGTGCTCGATGGTGACGGTTCCTGCGGACCCGACGGTCGGCGTCGGGAGAGCCGCTGGAATCGGAACAGGGCATGAGGAGGACGGGAAGACGTTGCCGCCTGGAATCAAACCAACCATCGAAATCACGAAGGAGGAAAGAACCATGTCGGACGAAAAAGAAAGCAAGCAGACGCTTGAGGAGATCGAGCGCGACACGCAGGAGCAGCGGAAAGTGGCCGCGAAGGACGCCACCGAGCGAGAGCGCGGACGGGTGCAGGGCATCAACGACATCTTCGAGAAGTTCCGGAATTTCATCCCCGAGATGGCCCGCCGGAAGGCCGTCGATGAAGGGATGCCCCTGGACAAGTTCCGGGAGTACGCCCTGAACCGGATGGAGGATCCGAAGCCGGTGAACACGCCGGTATCGGAACTCGGCCTCACCAGGCGAGAGGTGGAGCAGTACAGCATCTCCCGTGCGATTCTCTCGCAGGTACCGGGGGCGAAGGTAGACACGACCCTTGAGACGGACTGCCACAAGGAGCTCATCAAGCGGGGCATCGAGACCAAGCAGAACGGGATCCTCGTCCCCTACGACATCGCGAGGAAGCTTACCGATCCCCGCGGGACCGGCGCGATCGCACAGCGCGACCTCTCCATCGTCGGCGGGGACACCGTCGGCGGGTACCTCAAGGGAACCGACCAGCTCGGCTCCGAGTTCATCGACGTGCTGCGGAACGCGATGGTCGTGCGGCGTGCCGGGGCGCGGATCCTTTCCGGGTTGCGCGGCAATGTCGCCATCCCGAAACGCACCGCCGGGGCGACCTCCTACTGGGTCGCGGAGGGTGTGGCGCCGACGGAGGGGGCGAACACCTACGCGCAGCTCGCCTTGACGCCCAAGAACGTCGCCGCCTTCATCGACTACACGCGAAACCTTCTCCTGCAGAGCAACCCGTCCGTCGATTCGCTGGTTAACGGGGACCTCGCTCTGTCGATCGCCACGGCCATCGACCTCGCGGCCTTCCACGGGGCAGGCACGGACGAACCGCAGGGGATCGTCGGGACGGCCAACGTGGGCGCCACGACCGCGACGACGGTTGACTTCGGGAAGATGCTCGATTTCCAGACGGACGTCGCGGGGGCGAACGCGCTTTCCGGCTCTTGCGCCTACGTCACAACCCCGGCGGTCGCCGCGATCCTGGCGGCCAGGTCGAAGTGGACCAACGGCGTTGTCGGCCTGTGGGACGGGAACATCCTCGAATCCTCGAATGTCTGCGGGTTCCGTGGATTCGCATCGAACCAGATCACGGCGGGCTACATGATCTTCGGGGACTTCTCCCAGGTCGTGATCGGCGAGTGGGGAGCGCTGGAGTTACTCGTCAACCCGTTCATCCTTTCGTCCATCGGCGTGATCCGGGTCACGGCGTTCCAGTCGGTCGACGTCGGCCTTCGGTACCCGGGGGCGTTCTCCGTGTCGACCAGCGTGACCGCTTAATAGTGACAGCGTGACGGAGTAGTAGCGTGGTTCTCGATGTCAACACGGGAGGCCGGGCGCTGGTTCCCGGCCTCCCTTCTTCGGAAGGAGACGGAAACATGGCGATAGCGAACATGAAGATCAGGATATTGAGGGCCTGCTACATCGGAAAGCAGGTGCGGAAGATCGGCGATGTGTTGACCGTTCCTGAAGTCCAGGCGCGGGAACTCTGCTGGATGAGGAAGGCGGAGTTGGTAATCGACAAGCCGTCCGCGCCCGCACCGGAACCACCGAAGAAGAGAGAGGGGAAGGAGTAACCCATGAGAAAGTTAATCGTATTGCTCTTGGTATCGTTCATGTCGATCGGCGGGATGGTCTTCGCCGGTGATCTCTACAACAATGCGCTCGCAGTCAAGGTGGTCGCGCCGTACGACCACGGGACGGGAGACGCGGCGGTGGTCGGGACCGTGGTCGATGGTCTCGGGTATGGGTCCGTCACCTACATCATCAGCACCGGCAGCTTGGCCGATGTGGACGCCACCTTCACGGTCTATCTCGAAGACTGCGATGAGGTCGCTTGCGATACAACGAATGCCGGTGTCGCAGATGGATTCCTGCTTGGCACGGAAGCTCTTGCCTCATTTACCTTCGCTGACGACAACACGGTGAAAATGCTTGGCTACACCGGGCCGAAGCGGTTCACGCGCATGACGATCACTCCTGCGAACAACACTGGAGTCGTCCTCCTGGGAGTCACCGCGATCAAGGCCCACCCGCAGTATGCGCCAGTAACGCACTGATGATCGACTTTCCCCACGACGCCTTCCTGACCGACGAGTTTCTCAGTGTAGCCGCTATCTTCACGCCCGAGGGTGGGCAGGCCAGTAACATCCGGGTCTGCTTCACCCTCGGCGTGGAGGATGTCAACCTCGGCGGGGACATCGTTCCGCAGGGAGCCATCGCGCAGGCGGGCTGCAAGTCGTCTGACGTGCCGGGGGCAAGGAATGGAGATGTGCTTTCGGTTGAGGGCGTGGAGTACCGCGTCCTCCGTCCGCAGCCGGACGAGACGGGCTGGATCATATTGTTCCTCGGGAAGAGGTACTAAAGCATGTCCGTCCGGTCCAACATCCTCGCGAACATAGAGACGGTGCTCAAAGCCGTCGCCGGAGTTGCGGACGCGTCGGTATTCGCGGGGAAGCTGAGGGACTTCGACCTAGACAGTCTCCCGGCGGGCGTCACGCTTCCGCTGGTGTTCGCCATCCAGGGGCCGGAGCAGAGGGCGGAGCAGGTCCACGGGTTCGAGACGTGGAACTGGACCGTCGCCGTAGAGGTGTGGTGCGCGGACACCGCCGTCGAGACGCTGTACTCGGCGATCCATACCGCGATGATCGCTGACATCACGCGCGGGGGATACGCGCGCAAGACGGAACGGATCGGCGGGGACGTTCTACCGATCGATCCGGGCAGAGGGATTGCAGCTTTCCAGCAGACTTATCAAATCCAGTACCGGCACCCGTGGGGGACGCCGTAGGAGGTAAGGGCCATGTTCAAAAGTTTCAACCTCGTATGGGCGAAGAAGGAAACCGTCTACGGGACCGATCCTGTGCCGGTGTATTCGGCCAACGGAATCCTCACCGGGCCGGTCGATATCGAACCGTCGTATCGGAAACTCGACCGGCTGAACGTCAAATCGTTCCTCGGTTCCCGGCCCATGCTGAATATCGGCGAGTATGTGAAGGTGTCCTTCGAGACGGAATTGAGGGGCAGCGGCACGGCGGGTACCGCTCCGGAGATCGGCGTGCTGTTCGAGGGGTGCGGCATGACGCATACGAACACCCCGGCCACTTCGGACGTCTACGCTCCCGACGACAACATCGACGGATCCTCCATCACGCTCTACGTCCAGCAGCACGACCACAAATACGTCGTCACCGGTTGCCGTGGAACGTGGTCGCTGGACGGGCCTGCGGGCGAGTATCCGAAGATCAAGTGGGAGTTCACCGGCCTGTACGCGGACCCCACCGACAACGCGATCCCCACGAACACGACGTATGCCGCGACCGTCCCGCCGATCGTGAAGGCCGCTACGTTCTCCCTCGGGAGCTTCGATACCGAGGCGATCATCGGGAACTTCAAGCTCATCTACGGGAACGAGATCACCAAGCGGCCCTCGGTGAACGCTGCCACCGGGTACCTCGCGCATTACATCAAGGAGCGCAAGGTCACGGCGCAGATCGACCCGGAGGCGGTGGCGTTGTCGGTCTTCAACCCCCTCGCGTCGATGCAGGCGAACACGGAGTATGTGATGGGTATCGTCTTCGGCTCGGCCGCCGGGAACATCCTGACGATCGCCGCCCCGAAGGTGACGCTGTCTTCCGCAAAGTACGGGGAGCGGGAGAACATCCTGACGTGGGACGGGGGCCTGGATGTCAATCCTGACACCGGGGAAGACGACGTAGAACTGACGTGGACGTAAGAATCCGCTGACCGGAGGCGCACGGTGCGCCTGGTTGGGGTAGCCGTAAGGCGGAGGACCCCTC